TTCGGCACTGGAAGACCTGCAACAGTCAGATGACACAGGTCGCGGTTTTACTCAGCAGCAGATAGTGGCCCGTTCCGGTGACTTTTCTGTGACTAACACCCATCTTGATAAAATGCTGAAAGATGGTGAACTAATGCTAGGCTGTGATGCTAATGGCGAAGTAGTACCGAGAACGTATCGTATACCTGAAAGAATAGGGGATAGACTAAGACCGAAGACAATATACGAACCGAATGAAATGCTGGTGGTTACGGAGGAAGATTTGGAATAGGTAAAAAGAAAGGGGCGTTAAGCCCCTTCACCGAACGCCAGCCACTTGGCGTCTACTTCCAGCACTTCCGCCAGTTTAAACAGCGTCGCCGGGCGGACGTCCTGAGTTACTCCGAGTGCCAGCTGGTTAATCGCGCCCTGGGAAACACCGGCCAGGACAGCCAGACGGCGCTGGGAGATACCGAGTTCTTTACGGCGTTGTTCTACACGAATACCTAGTTCAGATGGTTGCATGTCAATTACTCCTTAGTCAGTTGATATGTGAATAGTACCATATTAATTATTTTAAGAAAGCCCATTGACAAGTGAATAGTTCGCTATTATAGTTAGCCCATACCAAACGAGAGGAGAGAAACAAATGACCAATAACCGCAAAGCAAAGATTCTGTTAGGCCTTGATATCGCATTTGGAACTAAAGAAACCGCACGCTACCGCGTAAGCAACAATCGCGTTGGATTCTTCGACAAAGCGACAGGCCAGTTAGTTAAAACAGTTAAGTATAAATAAACAGGAGAACAAATAATGTTAGAGAAATTCTTAGTATTACTGGAACGTTTCGTAGTAGCCCACGAACTTATTGCTGCTAACAGCGCGAAACAACCGGTGTATGAACTTAAGGCAGATGCAAACATCGCAGATAGTGTTCGTGATGTTGTTGTGAAAGAAGCAACAAAAGAAATCCCGGTTGAAGGTGAAGACATCGTCGACACTAAACCGGCAGAAGAAGAGAAGCCAAAACGTAAGCCGCGTAAAGCTAAAGTAGAGGAGTCGACGCCAGAACCAGAAGAAGAGAAAGAAGAGGTCGATTACCAGTCTCTTCGTGACCAGATTCAGGCTATCGACGATGCAATTAACGAAGGCCCGAGCGATGCCGCGTGCGACGATTCTGATGAACTGCTGGAAGAGTTCACCGGTAAGAAGATGAAGATTGCTGCGATTAAAGACGAAGACCTGGCCGAGTACCTGGAACGCCTGACAGCAATCAAGAACAAGTATTTCGAAGAAGAATAACTATCCCGCGGCCTTCGGGCCGCTTTAACTGAGGGTCGGAATTATGAAATACGAAAATTTAACAGACATAGAAATTAACGCACGTGTTAGCCGCGCACTATATGGTGATGTTTCGCGAGGACATCAGATGGCATTAGCTTCCGGGGAAGTCGACTATTGTAATCGGATAGAGGACGCGTGGCCTATCATAGAAGAAAACAACATCAGCCTAATTTTAGATAATCCAACAATGCCGTGTGCAACGGAAAACGCCAGGGATTTATTTAACGACGACGATACAGAAGTTGGCGTCGCCTATGGCAAGCCACTACGTGCCGCTATGATTGTCTTTCTGAAAATGCGGGAGAAGGCGTAATGATTTACCAACTCTACCGCGCCGTCGACCGGCGGGATAACACAGAGGCACTATGGCTGCTACGTGCGCCGTCAGGTGCGCACCAGATGGAAGAGATGGCGTACTTAGGAAAAGTGCCGCGGCCTAAAGATATAGGCCGTCACGTGTCGCAGATTAAGCGCACGACTTTTGCCAAGCCTGACTTTTATGTCTTCGAGTCGATGTATGGGTGGGCTATGCACTGCGACCATAAGACACGATATTTAATCGACCAGTGGGAGAACAGGGTATGATTTTAAAGGAACGCGGTGGCAATAACGATGTGCACGCCTTACTGTCGCCGTCTGGGGCGAAAAAGTGGCTGTCATGCGCGGCGTCACTGGCCTGTGAAAAAGATATTCCTAACACTTCGGGTAAATCCGCCGTTATAGGGACCGCGTGTCACACCATAGCTGAGGTACATCTCAACGCCTATATACGCGGTACTGCGTTGCCATTAGAGCGTGAAGTCGGTGCTTACGTGCTGGATGAAGGTAAAGGCCAGATTAAGGCGCTAATAAGCCCGATGAAAGGTGCGGTACTGATTACGACGGATATGATTGAGCAGGTGCGCAAGTACACCGATTACTGCAAAGCGATTATCGATGTAGCGACTTACGCCAAGCTGGAAATGCGCGTCAATCTTACTGAGGTATTGCATCCGGGCTATGAAGGTGTTGAGACGTTCGGAACTGCCGACCTTGTTGCCGTTCAGGAACTGGCTAACACCGACGAGCACATGCTAATTATTGGCGACCTGAAAACAGGACGGCATCGTGTTGAAGCGAAAGAAAACAAGCAGCTTATGCTTTACGCTCTCGGTGTTTATCGCCGACTCAAGAGACGTTATAACATCACCATGGTTCGTCTGGTCATCTTCCAGCCGTATGCTGGAGGCGCGTCGGAATGGGACATCTCGGTTGAAGGTCTGGAACTGTTCGCTAAGTTCGCACAGAAACGCGCACTGTTAGCCCTTGATGCGTATTTCCGAGGCAAGAAGAACCTCAAAGCATCAGACTTTAAACCGTCGGTCGATGGTTGTCAGTGGTGCCGGTTCTCTGAACAGTGCGCCGCGCGTACAAAGACGGTTAACGCGGTGCTGGCGGAAGAACTGGAGGACGACTTTGCACTGGAACTTACACCTGAGCAACTCGTAGCTGAGTATGAGAAGTTGCCGTTGTTGCGCCAGCACATCGACAAGGTTGAGAAAGCTATGGCCGCCGCTTTGTATTCTGGTAAGAAAGTGCCGGGGTACAAACTCGTTGAAGGCCGCCCAGGTAATCGTGCGTGGAAAGATGCCGATGCGATTGAAGTGTCACACGGCGACATTCTCAAAAAAGAGGTATTGATGTCCCCTACGGAGGCAGCAAAAGTTCTTTCGGCGGATGAGATGGCCGCGCTTGAGCCGTTTATTACCCGTAAGCCAGGGGCGCCATGTGTCGCAACGGCAGACGACAAACGGCCTGAGTGGAATCAGGTAACAGAGGAGGATTTGGAATGATTCGTAAAACGTTCAGGGTTTTTGGTGGGTTTGTGGCATTTGTTTGTTACTGGGCAATGTTAGTGCCGCTTCTAATTATCCTTCTCCCACTCACGGTCTACGTTGCGATTAAGTATGAAACGGTAGACCCCGAGCAACTGGACTCGACAAAGGAAATTAAATGGGTACAGAATTTGGAGTGGCCTTTCGAATACGTACTGATAGTTGAGAAAATAACTGGCTGGAAGGGTTGACACCTGAATAGTTAGCTATTATATTTCTAATCACTGGCCGGGCAGTTCCCGGAGTAAACGAAACTTAAAAGCGAGAAATCACGATGGGTATTAAACTGAATCTGCGTAAAGTAAACACTGCATGGGTTAACGTATTTGAACGTGCTGCCGACTCTGAGGACAAGAAAACCGGTAAACTGATTAAGGGTAAGTATCAGGTTACTGTTCTTATGCAGCCTGACCATCCTCAAATTGATGCGCTTTACGACACCGCGTTGGAAGTTGTAACAGATGCAATCGGGGCCGCTGCTGCCGAGAAATGGATGAAGGCCAACTACGGTGTAGACCACCACGCAGACAAATGCTGCGTCCGTGACCTGGCAATGCGAGATAATCCGATTGAGGATTTTGAAGAAGGTCTGTATTTCCGCGCTACAAACAACCGCCAACCGGTGATTATGACATCGGCTAAAGGTGAAAAACAAACCGAGCCTGATTTCAACATCGACGGGAAAGAAATAGAAGGCGAGCAGGTATATAGCGGATGTATCGCAAACGTATCTGTAGAATTATGGTGGCACAAAGATTGGAAAAACCTGTGCGCTACCATCCTCGGCATCAAGTATATGGGTGAAGGTAAACGCTTCGGCGGCTCCAGTGTAGTAGCGAGCACCGACGACCTGGAAGACGACGAAGAAGATGAAGCACCGCGCCGCGAACGTCGTCGCCGTGGTTAATATCTGAATCTGTTTAATTAAGGCCCTTTATTGGGCCTTTTTACTAAGGGTCAAAATAATGAGTTATCTGTTCTTAGACTTTGAAACCTTCTCCGAAGCCGATTTGAAGAAAGTCGGCTCCTATGCTTACGCCGAACACCCGACTACCGAAGTGCTCATCTGCACCTATGCTTTTGATGACGAGCCTGTTCAGGTATGGGACTGCACTGACGGCAGCGACATGCCGGGAGATTTACACCGCGCGTTACGCCGTCTGGTGAAGCCAAACAGTCGCATTAAGATGGTGTGGCATAACGGTGGACTTTTCGATAGGCTCATCATGAAGCACTGCTGGGGTTTTGATATTCCCGTAAGCAACACCATTGACACGATGATTTGGGCGTTTCGTCACGCGCTTCCGGGGTCACTTGACGCATTGTGCGAAGTGCTGGGCGTATCCGCCGACAATGCAAAAGATAAACGCGGCAAGGCGCTGATTAAGCGTTTCTCTAAACCGACGCCGAAGAACTACAAAATCCGCCGCTACACCGCAGAAACTCACCCTGACGAGTGGGCCCTGTTCATCAAGTATGCCGTGAGCGACATCACAGCGATGCGTGAAGTCTTCCATAAGCTGCCACGTTGGGGTAACTCCGATTTCGAGGACCGTGTACTTGAACTTGACCAGTTAATCAACGACCGAGGCTTCTTTGTTGATGCGGCTCTTGCTGAGGCGGCGGTAGCAGCAGTTGAACGCCACAAGCAAGAGCTAAAAAACGAGGCCAGGGCTAAATTTGGCGGGAAGCTAACGGGTAAAGACTTCCTGCCAATCCTTCGGGAGCTGGCACCGGCCTACAATATCTATAATGCGCAGAAAGCAACGCTCGAAGGTTTGCTAGAGGACGACGACTTACCTGACGATGCGCGCACAATCATTGAGATGCGCCTCGGCGCGGCCTCCACGGCGTCGACAAAATACAAACCGCTCCTGCTAGGACGGTCCAAAGACGGCCGCCGCCGCGGTTGCATCCAGTACGGTGGGGCAAAGCGCACTTTACGATTTGCGGGTAAAGGGTTCCAGCCGCAGAACCTGTCGCGCGGGTACTATCATGATGACCCGACTAACGAGGAGAAGAAACTTGTACGCCAGCCG